CCACCTGATTATGGTCAATTTAAAATAGAAGAATTTTTAGCATTATTTCAACAATACAAATTACCTTTAATACCAATACTTTCTAAAAGCGGAGGTCTACATTGTTATTTATTTTTAAAAGAACCAATACCAACAATAGATTTAATAGAGGCATTTAAATCTTTTTTACTTCCTCTAGGTTTATCTTCTACTACAGAAGTTTTTCCAAAACAGAAAGAATTAAAGGAAGATGACAAAGGAGATATTAAACCAGGTAATTTTATAAACTTACCCTATTACAATAATGGCGACTCAACTAGGTATGCTGTAGATAAGAATAATTCTAAACTATCTTTAGAACAGTTTATTAAATATGCAAACGAATCAAGAATAGACAAAGAAAAATTAAGTGAATTAGTTGCCAGCACCTATAGAGATATATTACTAGGAACAAATGCAGAGTTTGAAGATGGTCCACCTTGTTTAGCATTGTGTTCTAAAAAGAAATTAAGTGATGGTAGAGATCGTTTTATGTATAACTACATGGTTTTTGCAAAAAAGAAATATAAAGATAAGTGGCCAGATCAAGTAGCGAAAGCAAACTACAATTATTTAGAGGACCCTTGGGATAAATCAAAACTAGACAGTAAGATAGCTGCATGGAAAAAAGACACAGCAGGACATACTTGTTATGAAGAACCTATACAGTCTAAATGTATGCGTACTTTGTGTTATTCTAAACCTTTTGGAATAAAATCAGACGGTATAACTACATTTCCAGACATAAAAGATTTTGCAATTATAAAATACTCTGACCCTGAGTATAGATTTAACATTGTCATGCCTAACGATGACAACGTAGAAGTTACAATACCTAATACAAAACTTATGACTAATCAAAAGGATGTC